GGGAAAAGGGACACCCCGCCGTAGCGACAACAAGTCCGCCCTCATGCCCGAGGGTCAGCTCTGGGGCCTCTACGAGCCGATCCTGCACTGACATCCATATCCACGGGGGCCCTGGGGAGACCTGGGGCCCCCATACCCACTAGAAGGAACGAACGCATGCTCAAGAAACTTTATTTTCACACCCATGAAGGCCGTAGCTACGACTTCGACATCGTCGCCACTGCCAAAGTCGACAAGCCCGGGTTCACCGAGTGGATCGTACAGGTCGATACCAATAACGAACTTGGTGTCCATGAGGTCCAGGCCAGTACCGATGACTGCACATTCGACGTCGTCTCCGACGACTCTCTGATTATCTGGGAACTTCCTCCGATTGAGGAAGACAACCCTATCGAACCGGAACCAGCCGAGTATGAGATTGTTGAACCTCGCACTGACAAGTGGACCATTAATGTCAAATCCAACGTAGATTACATCGAGAACTGGAGCGTTAGAGGAAAGATACGTTGGACAGAAGACGGTAGTCTCGAGATTTTGAAAGATAATGGCCACCGGGTTCGTCTCTCAGGATACATCCGCGAGTTCGAGGTCGACGACGAAAATCAAGTCATCACCGCTCGCTACAAGAACTGATCCTCATTTTTTCTGTATTGTACACGTGTAGGAGACGCAAATGAAACTGATTCTGAAGACTCTCGATGGTCGAGTGGCTCAGCGAAAGATCAAAGATTTATGTTGTAACGGTGACATCGGAGACGAGGACCCTCGGGCCGCTCTAGTCATCGTCGAGCTGGATGACACCCTCACATATCTCCCCATCGACCAATTTATCTGCGAGGAGTGGACTGACGATACCGTAGTTGTCAAGGAGGACTGGGCATGAAAGCATATACTGTGGAGCGACACGGCGAACACTGGATCGCCTGGCACAAGGAGGGGCTCCTTGGAGTGGCCGACGACATGATTTCCGCATACCGTCTTGTAGAGGAGGCTACTGATGGCAACGCCTAACCCGATGCCCGACCCGAACATCTACGATATACGTGAGGACGGAACTGTCTACGGGAAGCGCTCAGGCAAGCTTATCCCTATCCGGACTTCCCGATACGGTCTTCCGCAGATCCGTTTCTACAAAGGACATCGCTACCGGGTTCAGCTTCTCAGCAAGATCATCTGGACTCATTTCCACGGCGAGATCCCATTCATGCACGAGGTTCGGTATGTAGATGGCGACCCTTGGAACTGCTCCTTGGAGAACCTATATCTGAAGGACCTGAACGAGGAATTCACGCCTCTGGATCGCTGGCCGGGCTTCGCTATCAGCAAGGGCGGCGAATTGATCAACATGACTACCCTGCATCGGATCAAGCCCATGATGCCTCCGAGCAGGACCAACCTCATGTTCTCAGTCCGCGTCGACGGGGAGAGCCGAACCTTCCCGGTTGCATTCACGGTCTGGGAGACGTTCATGGGAGAGAAGGTCAACTCGCATTATCTCTGCCACAAAGACGGCAACGTCTGGAACTGCGCCCTGGACAACCTATATCTGAGTGACGAGTACCCTTACTTTCCGCCCAAGGGTGATAAGGAGGACGGACCGAAGTATAAGCCTATCATCGAAGAGGACGGCAAGGAGTACATGCCAGTCGAGTACTATATTCACATGGTCGACGGAGTGAAAGGAGAGAGGGAGAGTGGAATCCCCCAGCACTGCCGACTTGGCTCCTACTGAGACATTTAAGGACAGCATCATCGATGATATCGAGGTCAGTGATCTCGGTAGGGTTCGTCGTATCTCGACTGGTCAGATTCTTACGCCTTGCCTTAGGGCGAATGGGTATGTTCAGGTTACCCTGTGGGATCGCGGGATTAGACGGACGAAGTATGTCCAGAAACTGGTCTGGGAGGCCTTCAACGGCCCTCTGGAGCCCTTGCAGCGGGTCGCCCATCTGAATGGTGACTTGACCGATAATAGGCTCTCAAATCTCTTCCTGGAGTCTCACAGCGACTCGATGAGGAGGGCGTGGGATGCCAAACGACGCAAGTGGGAAACTATCTACCAAGGAGTTCTGTGGTGAGTGAGTACAAGAGTCCGCACAACGACGGGCATGATCCGTATATCCTGATCTGGGAGTACGGGAATGACATTCGGAGGGCCGAGTTCAGCGAACGCTGGGCAGAGTACGACGATACCGGTTGGACTGTCTGGTATTTCCGGTTAGTTGACGGAGGCGTCATGACCTTCTCAGCTCGCGAGTGGGAGCAGAAGGACGACGTCAACCATCTGACAACCATTTGGATGCGGCCGTCGCTGTACGACATTGAAAGGAAGACATCATGATTCCACCGGGCCACATCATTCTGGTCATCAGCCGAGGGGATAAGATCATCTACGAGAAGGAGGGTGTCTTCAATATCTTGGCCTATATGAAAGACGGCGGACTCATGGTGGCCGTTCGGGATGCTATCGAGGACAAGGTCATATTCGAAGACCTTCCGTGTGTCGCCGTGAGTGAGAACGATCCATACGTCCAGATACTCACCGAAGAGGACTGAGTCTTGGGACCGGTTGATCTGTGGCCCCATCAGGTCGAAGCGGTGAAGAACCTGAGGAATGGGTGCATATTGACCGGTAAGCCGGGCTCGGGGAAGTCGGTTGTCGCCCTCCAGTACTACGTTGAGAGAGTGCTGGGGGTGCGGCATCCGGCCGATCTTCCGAGGCGGCTTGCCGAAGGACCCAGGTTATATATAATCACCACTGCTCGCAAGCGGGATGATCTTGATTGGCAGGGCGATGTCTCGATGTATGGGCTAACGGACTACACAACGGTCGATTCGTGGAACAACATCAGTAACTACAGTGACATCCGCGACTCCTTCATCATATTTGATGAGCAGAGAGCCATCGGCAACGGCAAATGGGCCAAGACATTTGTCAAGATGGCTCGCAGCAACGAGTGGATCATGCTGTCTGGCACCCCTGGTGATAACTGGATGGACTACTGCCCGGTATTTATCGCCAATGGCTTCTTCAAGAACCGCACCCAGTTCGAAAGGGAGCACTGCCAGTTCAACTACAGAGCGGGCTATCCTCGTCTTGAGAGATATCTTGGGCAGGGGAAGTTGTTACGCCTTCGGAAGAAGGTCCTCGTTGACATGCCTTTCGTCAAGAAGACGGTTAAGAAGCGGACGGACGTCCGGGTATCCTACGAGGAGAAGCCATATCGTACGATTCAGAAGTATCGCTTCGATCCGTACAAGGAAGAGCCCATCAAGAACGCAGGAGGTCTCTGTCATGTCTTGAGAAGAGTGACGAATGAGGATCCTGTGAGACTTGAGGCGGTGAGAGCCTTGTGTGAGGAGCATCCTCGAGTCATCGTCTTCTATAATTTCGACTATGAGCTCTTCATGCTGCGGTCGTTAGGGGATATTCTCGGAGTACCGATCGCCGAGTACAACGGACACAAGCATGAACCCTTGCCGGAAGGTGAGCGATGGGTATACCTTGTACAATACACAGCCGGTGCAGAAGCTTGGAACTGTACCACTTGTGACACGATGATATTCTTCTCTCAGAACTACTCTTGGAAGGTCATGGAGCAGTGTGAGGGGCGAATCGACAGGCTGAACACTCCTTATTCGGTCTTGAACTACTACTACCTGAAGAGCCAGTCACCCATCGATCAGGCCATTTCGAGGGCGATTCGGGTCAAGGAGATCTTCAATGAGAGGGGTTTTTACGAGTCTCTGAGGTGATTGTTGTACCACCCGTTGTACCACTTGGTGCGGCGGGTGGGCAACGCTTCTGTTGTTTGTGTGACTAGAGTGACGCATGCGTTTGCCAGTTTTTTTGCCAGTTTTCTGCCAGATCTGGCAAGTGGCGAAAACGGTATTGTACACGTGCGCTAAATTTTGCCAGTTTTGGGGCGATTTGCCAGTTTTGAAACGGGGGTGGCAAAGGATCTGGCAACCACTTTTCGTTGCAATTGCAACGTTTTACCCCCTATTTTGCCAATTTGCCAGTTTTGTTCTGATTACCAGGAGTTGAGTGAATTTTCTTATATATAGAGAGTATAAGAATTTTTCTGGCATTTGGCAAGTGCATGTACAGCACCCCTACCACAAGACCCAACGACATGTACAATAGACCGCGTCGCGAACATGTATCCTAATGAAGGAGATGGGCCTTCTATATTTTCGACCCCTCTCTTCAGCATACCTCCCACGGTTGGCCCGAACTACGCTACCTCAACACCGCATAGTAAACTCAAATAACTTACGAGTATCGACACATGCGGCGCCAGGGCCAACCGTGGGTATAATTCTTGATTCGAGGATAGACCCCATGCTCGAACGCGACTACCAACGCGGACTCATATCCAGGATCGAGGAACGCCTGCCCGGCTGCCTCATCCTCAAGAACGATCCGAACCACAATCAGGGTATACCCGACCTGATCATCATATTCGGATCCAAGTGGGCCGCACTCGAGGTCAAGAGAAGCGCCGATGCTCCTCATCGACCGAACCAGGACTATTTCGTCGACAAGCTCGGCGAGTGGTCCTTCGCATCATTCATATACCCAGAGAACGAGAAAGGAACGCTCGATGAACTGGAACATACACTCAAGGCTGGAGGGCCTGCACGCATTTCTGAGCGCCAGCAAGCACAGTTGGGTCAACTACGACGACGAGAAGCTGGGCGAGGCATTCAGGACAGCGCAGGCAGCAGCGATGGGGACCAGGCTTCACGCCCTGGCCGCAGAGCATATTCGCCTAAAGATGCGGATGCCGAGGAACAAGGCCACCTTCAACGCCTACGTGAACGACGCCATTGGCTACGGGCTTGATCCCGAGGTCGTGCTATATCACAGCGAGAATGCATTCGGGACCGCCGACGCCATTGGCTTCGACGAGAAGAAGCATCTTCTCCGCATCCACGACCTCAAGACCGGCGTGACTCGTGTCAACATGGTCCAGCTTCATATCTACGCAGCACTGTTCTGCCTGGAGTACGAGAAGCTGCCCGGCGAGATCAACGTCGAGACTCGCATCTACCAGAACGACGATATTCTGGTCGACACTCCACAGCCCGACGACATTGCCCATATCATGGACAAGATCGTCTGGTTTGACAAGCTCATCGAGGAGATCAAGACCGAGGATTCCTGATGGAGTTGTGGAACGAAGCCCGAGGTATTCCTCGGTATGATGTCAGTTCTTGGGGACAGGTATTCGAGCGAGGTCTTGCCGAGCCGTGCTATGCGGTGACCCGCGTCCGAATCAGAGAGACCGGCCAGATATTTCCGTCCACCGGAGCTGTTGACCGCTATCTTGGCGTTAGTCCGGGTAGTGTTTCGAAGACTCTTCGAGGGCTACAGCCCACCTGCAAAGGATACACGTTCGAGCGCATTGGGGGTGAGGCCCATGACTCGTGATGAGCTGATGCACTACGGCACCAAGCGCCATTCGGGTCGTTATTTACCCATGGGGCTCCGGTAAGGATCCATATCAGTCAGCCCAGGGCTTCCTCGCCGAGCGAGACAAGCTCAAGGCTCAGGGTATGTCCGAGGTTGATATTGCCAAAGCCTGGGGCATGAGTACCACCGAGTACCGTGCTCTGAACAGCATCGCTCGTGCCGAGAAGAAGGCAGGTGATATTTCTCGAGCATCCCGTCTCAAGGACGCTGGTCTGCCCAACACAGAGATCGGTCGACGCATGGGACTCAACGAGTCCTCGGTTCGTGAGCTTCTCAAGCCCAATGCATCATTTCGCAAGGACGAGATCACCCGGGTCAAGGATATTCTGGCCGACGAGGTGAAGCAGAAGAAGTTCATCGAGTACGGTCTTGGCGTCGAGCAGAACCTTCAGTGTTCGTCGACATCTTTGAAGACGGCCGTTGAGGCCCTGAAAGCTCAGGGATATACTACCCACGACGTCAAGGTCAAGCAGGCCAACAGCGATAATTACACCATCCTCAAGGTTCTCGCCCCTCCCGGCACCAAAGCTGCCGATATTCATGCACAGAGGGACAAGATCCGCACTCCGGGTGTAGTCATCGACGAGAAGGGGCTGTTGTCGACCGGGCTTCGTACTCCTCGAGCCATATCTTCGAAGAAGGTCGCTATCAAGTACGCTGAAGACGGCGGTACTGACATGGACGGGGTTATTCTGCTCCGTCGTGGAGTCAAAGAGCTCAGCCTCGGTGGCTCCAACTATGCCCAGGTGCGTATTTCAGTTGACGGAACGCACTACCTCAAGGGCATGGCCATGTACTCGGATGATATTCCGAAGGGCAAGGACATAGTCTTCAACACCAACAAGAAGAAGGGCACACCCATGCTGGGCTCCAAGGACCACACGGTCCTCAAGCCTATGAAGGATGATCCCGAGAATCCGTTTGGTGCGGTCGTTAAACAGAAGTTATTTAAGGACCCGAAGACTGGCAAGAAGGAACTGAGCGCACTCAATATTGTGAATGAGGAGGGCAAGTGGGACTCATGGTCCCAGTCCCTGGCCTCACAGTTCTTATCCAAGCAGTCCCCCAAATTGGCCAAGCGCCAACTTCAGGCTGTCCGTGATGAAAAGCGGAAGCAGCTCGATGAGATCATGGGTCTTACGAATCCTGTTATTCGTAAGCGGATGCTCATGTCCCTGGCTGATGACTGCGACTCGGCTTCGGTACATCTCAAGGCCAAGGCCCTCCCAGGTCAAGCCTCTCAGGTGTTATTGCCGATGCCCCATCTCAAGAAGGGTGAGGTATATGCTCCTAACTATCGGGACGGTGACGTTGTTAGTCTCGTGCGTTATCCTCATGGCGGGACTTTCGAGATTCCTACGCTCACTGTTAACAACCGAGGTAAGAAGTCTCGAAGTATTCTTGGCAATGCTAGGGATGCTATTGGGATCCATCCTTCTGTCGCTGAGCGTCTTAGCGGTGCTGATTTTGATGGCGACTCCGTCCTGGTAATCCCCAATAAGGGGAAGACCCGGATTCGTTCCACCGCTCCACTCAAGGGATTGAAGGGATTCGACCCCAAGAGAACATATCCTGGCTACCCTGGGATGAAGAGGATGTCGGATACTCAGACCCAGATGGGTAAGGTATCCAATCTTATTACTGACATGACTCTCAAGGGTGCCAGTGCCGATGAATTGTCCCGGGCTGTTCGTCACTCCATGGTTGTTATTGATGCCGAGAAGCATAATCTCAACTACAAACAGTCCGAGGTAGACAACGGCATAGCCGCATTGAAGAGGAAGTACCAGGGTGGCGCCGATAAAGGTGCAGCCACTCTTATTTCCAGGTCCAAGGGTGTTCAGTATGTACCCCACCGCAAGCCACGCAGTGCAGCGAAGGGCGGTCCATATGATGCAGCCACTGGTCGCAGGGTCTACGAGGAGACTGGCGAGTCCTATATTAACAAGCAGGGCAAGTTAGTCAAGAAGCAGACCAAGACCACCAGGATGGCAGAGGCTACCGATGCTAGGAAGCTGTCCTCCGGTACACTGATGGAGGGTATTTACGCACAACACGCCAACGAGTTGAAGGCCATGGCCAACGATATTAGGAAGCGTGCCATTTCAACCCCCGCCATCAAACGAGACCCCCGGGCTGCTAAGAGCTATGCCCCTGAAGTTGCCACCCTCCGCGCTAAATTAAACCGGGCCCTCAAACAGAAGCCCCTAGAGCGGCAGGCACAGCTAGTGGCACAAGGTGTTGTGCAGAAGAAGCTTGAATCAAATCCAAATTTGACCAAGAAAGAACGGGCTAAGCTTGAGGCCATGGCCATCAAGACCGCCCGCCGCCGTCTTGGTTACGATAGAGAAGGCACAAGAGTGGTCCCCACCCCTCGTGAGTGGGAGGCCATCCAGAAAGGTGCTATATCTAACTCGATGATGGAGCATATTCTAGCCAATTCTGATCTTGACACCATCAAGTCACTGGCTTTGCCAAAGGAGAAGCTTCCTCTTGCTGGTGCTCAGAAGGATCGAATCAAGACTCTTCGATCTAACGGGGCCAACACAGCACAGATCGCTGAGGCATTGGGCATTTCTACAGCTAGAGTTAGGGAGTACCTGAATGGCTAGCTTCTTGTCCATTGTCAACTGTCCATTGTCCTTGAAACGAGGTGTATAGAGCCATGCTACGCCTAGCACTCACTACCGAGGACAATCCTTACGATCCTTTCGATGAGTTCGAAGAGTGGTTTAACTTTGATGTTACTCAAGGTTACCACACCTGTGCCTACCTGGCACGGGTCACTACCACTAGTACTGACCTCACCGAAGCCGATCAACTCGAAGCAACGAATGAAGCGATTCAAGAGATTCTCGAACTCAACTTGACTGGAAACTATCAAGTTGTAGAACGAGAATTCTGACGAGCTTTCGTCCATTTCGTCCATTCTGAACTTCGAAAGAGGGGGGACAGGGTCCGCAAAATGGCCCACCCCCCGTCAT